CCATTATTTCCTGCGCTACTTGGCCCTAAAATATCTAACAAATTACTAGGTGATTTACCTATTCCCAACTTTGCTACTTGATAAGTATTTGATGTATTTAAAGCGTTAGCAGTAGTAGCTGTAGTTGCTGTAGTAGCAGTAGCAGCGTTTCCGCCAATAGACAAACTAGAAGCCGTACCAGTCAGTCCTGTACCAGCGCCTGAGAATGAAGTTGCTGTTAATGCTCCTGTAGACGCATTATAGGAAACCCCGTTAGTGCTTGAAATATAAGCGGTTGCTAATGAACCAGAAGTATTTGGTGTTCCAGTAATGTAGTAAGTGGTATTAGTTACAGTTGGAGTAATTGTTGGATTGCTACTTGAAGCTGCTGTAGAAACCCAAGTGGTTCCGTTAGAAGTAAGAACGTTACCAGAAGTTCCGGGAGCTACAACTTGTAATGCAGATGTGCCATTACCAAGCAAAACGTTATTAGCAGTTAAAGTTGTTGAACCTGTACCGCCGTAAGCAACACCCACTGCACTGCCATTCCAAGTGCCAGAAGTAATCGTACCAGTAGTCGTAAGACTAGAAGAACCAGCAAGTGGAGAAGCGCCGATACTGTTATAAGAAATAGTTTGTGCCGCAGAACCGTTGTAAGTTGTTCCAGAAGCAGAGCCAGTACCGCTATTGTTAATAGTTAAAGAGTTAGCTACAGAACCTGCTTGACCTGAAATTGCTGTTGAACCTAAAGCAGAAGAAATCTGAGTGCCAGTAGCTGCAGTATGCGCAGACGTACCATTCATGTAAGAAACGCCAGTCAATGTACCAGCAACACCTGTACCGCCGTAAGTAGCAGAAATAACGTTTGCGTTCCATGTGCCAGCAGTAACAGTACCTAAAGATGTAATACTTGTACTACCGCCCGCAGGGGCTGCACCAACAGTGTTATATGAAATAGTCTGAGCTGCAGAACCGTTATAAGTAGTACCAGAAGCTGCGCCTGTACCGCCATTATTAAATGTTACAGCGTTAGCTACAGAGCCAGCAGAACCAGTTGTGCTTTGATTAAATGTAGGCCAAGTAAATGTACCGGTACTAAAGTTTCCTGATGATGGTGTACCCAATGCTGGGGTTACTAAAGTTGGGCTTGTAGCTAAAACAATACCGCCAGAGCCAGTAACGGCTGAACCTAAAGCAGTTTGAACACCAGTACCAAAAAAAGTAATACCTGTACCACCATTACCAATACCCAAAGTACCCGCAAGAGTAACTGCGCCCGTAGTAGCTGTAGAAGGAGTTAAACCTGTTGTACCGGCACTAAATGTACTTACAAAATTGCCAGACAATGCTGAAGTTGGGATTGTAGTAGAAGCAGTCATTGCTGACGTGCCGTTACCGTATACGTATCCAGTTAAAGTTGTAGCTCCAGTACCGCCAGCAGCAACGGGCAAAGTACCCGCAGTTAAAGCGCTAGAGGACGTTGAATATATTGCGTTATTAGCTGCAGTAAAGGTAGTTAAACCCGTGCCGCCATAACCTGTGCCAATCGTTGTACCATTCCAAACAGCATTAGTAATTGTAGCGTTACCAAAGTTTGCAGTGGTATTACTAAAGTCATAAGAAGATGGTATATAGCTATAAGCAACCCAAGTACCTGCAGAAGTGCTATTAGCCGTTAAAACCAAAATAGATGTGCCACCAGTAACGGTTGTATCAAGTGTAGTACCTGCACTATCTTTAATAGTAACTGCGCCCGTACTATTATTTGCAACTGTGTATGCTAAACCTTTATAAAGCGTTGTAGCAACAGGAAGCTGAATTGTTTGGGTTGTTGTTCCAACTACTTGTATCCAGCCCGAAGAAGAGTTAGTTAATACTGTAGTGCCTGCAGCAGCCGTAACTGTAGTAAATCCAATATATACGTTATTAGCGTACAAAGTACCAAGACCGGGGTCTGGGTTGCCGCCTAATGATACACCGCCACTAGCATACAACGTCATTGAATCTGTTGTAGCTACAGACGCATTTTGTATAAAATGAATGTTTTTATTATCCCAAGTAGCAATACCTAAATCAGCTTTATTAGCTAGGATATAGTTAACGTTTGGTTGATTAATAGAGCTATTAGGATAACCAGCAGCAGAATAACTATAGGTTGAACTGTTTGTGCCGAGTTCAATAAAATAACCATTATTGTAGTTATCGGCACCTATTTGAACAGAGCTATAGGCAGTATTGCTTGAGCTTGTGTTTTGTATCATCACCCCATTAACAATTGGCTCAGACGAAGCAAAAGTTGCGAGTTGTCCTAGCTGGGCAAAATTATATGTGCCATCCCCTACGTTTAATGTACCAACTGTTGTAGAAGTATTTGGTACGTTGGTAAGTATGTTTACAGTACCGCTTGAGTCTTTATTTACAGACTTTTCTGCTGGATATGTAAGAAATACGTTTGATGCGCCAGATAAGTTAATAGGCGCTGTAGTACCAAGCGAATTAGAAAGAATCGTAGTTCTAGCTAAAGTAGGACCCGTAGTAGAGTACGTGCCAATACCTACTTCCCACGCAGTACCATTAAGGATGCAGTAAAAAGTAGTGTTGCCGTTACCTACAACAGCAAAAGATTGATAACCAGATACAGCCCCACCTAGGGTTATCGTCCCTGTTCCGGTGGTAGCTGTAGTCTCTTGGACTCTATCGTAAACTACCAAAGCCATACAAGGCTCCTAACTTAAGATGTTGCAGTTGTGCTATAAGTAACCGAAACAGTGTCGCCAGCGGTAGTAGTTTTTGCAGTACCAAAAGCACCAGCGCTATATAACACGCCGCCAGTATTGTTTTGAGTTGAAGAGGCGCCTGAACCAGTACATAAGAAACAGCCTGTTACGTTACCGCCTGCACCAGTAATGGTGTAAGTAATAGCAGTAGCTGTAGAAGTTGTTACGTTAGCTGGAGTGCTACCTGTAGAAGTAGAAGCAGCAAATACCGCTGTACCACGAACCGCAGAACCACCAACTGTGTAGTTAATAAACTCAGTCCAACCAGAATGGGAAGTCATGGTATCAGAACCAGTACCAAACGTTGGGCTAGTTGTACCAATCAAACCTAAGAATGGGCCGTTAGTTGTATATGTACCAGAAGTACGCAACAAAGTATCTAACATCAGTTGTTTACCAACAGCATTAACTAAGTTAGGGAACTCTTCAGTCCATTTTAAATTGCCTTGTGCATCACGGCACTCAACATGGTATGCGCCTTCAATACCTACGGTTTCGTTTTGTGTGGCGCCAGCCTGCAGACTGATTTCTGCGTGGTCTCCACAGCTTGCTAATTCTTTTTGCATAAAAGCTCCTATGAAATTCTAATAATGGCGTTTGTCGCCGTGGGGGTTGGGAATGTTACGGTAAAAGTACCTGCCGATGTGTTCGTTTTATCCGAACCAAAATCCAAAACCGCTACCGCTGCACCAGTTGTACCATTATATATTAAGGCACATCTAGCGGTAAAGCTAGCTCCTGCCCAAACTACTGGGGCAAAAGATATGTAGGCGGTGTTTGAATTTGTGTCACCCACAGGCACTTGGGTAATTGTTAGGGGTTTGCCGCCCGCGGTGTATCCTGAACCAGATATTTCATTGGTTGTTGTGTAGGCTGTTGTGGCGTCATTAAGTATTGCGTTGCCTGTATAAAGGGCTAATTTGTACGTGTAAGATGTCCCGGCGGCAAAGTTCTCTAGCCCTGATAAAAGATTTACCTTAAAAACCGTAGTCTGCCCCTGAACAATATTAGACATTAGGAGCCTCTACCGCCAACATTCATTTTGAGCTGGCCATCGCGATAGAAATCACCACGCTCAAGGCCATCAGAAAGACGTTTAAGCTGCATCATGGACTCTTGGTACTTATCTTCATAGTACTTAACCATATCGGCTTCGCCTTTCATGAAAATCATAGCTTCCCGCATTGCACCATAAAGTATTACGGGGTCATAGTTATCACCTAACCAGCTACGTCCTGTGGCATTAGATACGGCACTTACTGTGACAGAAAAGCCACTGCCAGTACTGCCAAGGGAAGAGCAAGAAAGAATATCGCCCACGACATAAAAGTTACCGCCAAAAGTAATGCTACAGGATGTGACGGCGCCGCCGGTAATAACGATATCAGCAGTTGCATTAGCACCTGAACCTCCAGTCAAAGATACGTTTTGGTATACGCCATTGGTATACAACGATCCACCTGTCAAAGAACCCACAGTAGTAATCTGCCCTTGAACGATTGTTGGCGGATAATAAAAATAATGCATTTCCATTGTGTAGTTTTGATCTGGGGTGGGGCCTAAAATATAGGTTAAGTCTTCCAAATTAGATAGCTGACTACCAAATAAAGCGTAATACTTAGGCAACCCGGTAGCTGTTGGGTTTGGGAACGCTTCACGCATGAAGTTAACGTCTTTGTTTAAAAGATACGTGTAGTTACCGCTACCATCAATAACCGCCAGAGAATAGTTAGCTAGCCAATCAACTGGAAGAGCTAAATAAGGATTGGTCGCTGTAACCGTGCCGGTAACGTTCTTGCGCAGTGAAGGCAAGTTTACGCTGTTGTATATACGGTCTTCAGCCTGCTGAATAAACACAGGAATAGTAGCTACAAATAGCTGCTCTGTATTTTCGGCGTAGGCTTGTATATTGTTATACAGCGTTTCGTAGTTCATTATTCAGCTTTTGGTTCTTCTTTAGGTTCTTCTTTAGGTTCTTCTTTAGGTAGCTGAGCTTCAGCTTGCGCGCGGATTTTCATCAACAACGCAAAAGCACCAGTCTTAGTAGGTAGTTCACCTAGCCCCGCCAGAATACCTTCAACTTCATTTAACGTAATTTCAAGTTTAACTAATGTTTGTGGGTCTAAACTCATGCCATTGGTCCTCGTGAAGTAAAACCTTTAGTAGCGGCGCCAAAACCACGCTGTTTAACGCCATCAGTTTTAGTCTTAGCGTAATTACCCTTAGTGGTTGTACCAGCACCGATATTAGCATTATTCATAAACTCTGCGCCAGTCTCTTCAGACATAGCTGGCAATCCGCCGCTAACTGGGTTTCCGCTCATGTCATGCGGCATAGCGTACTTTTCAGCTGGCAGAATATTTTTATTGTTTCCAACTTTAATAGCTGGACTATTTTTGCTTGTAGGTTTAACTTGATTTGCCATGATTAGCATCCGTTCGCTTTTTCTTTGGCCAAATTACGGCCCATAGACAACATATCTTCATTAGTCTTTCCGCCAGCAATACCTTTAGCTGGCT